TAAAACGCATCTGCTTAGTGTTGTCCGAAGACCCCTCGACGATGGAAGTCGAATCGAGAACCGGCAAGGAGGCGCTGCCCGAGCAAGCTACCCACACCAGAGTGGAACCCGAACCCGTGGTTCCCAGGCAGCCGGCTACGGAAGCGCCGGCGGGGGGAAACGTCAAGTTATAAGAAGCGCTGGGGGTTCCGGCGGTGCCCAGCCCGACGTAGTAACTGCCCGTGTACAAAGTCGCTTGGCCCGTATACAAGCCCGCGAACCGGTGCGTCGCGTCTCCCAACGCGGGACCGAAGTCCGTTCCGGGCTGTATTTCTATGGAACCCGAAATAATCATGTTCGCCGTCGAGAATGTTTTTTGCCCCGTAAACGTCTGCGCATTTTCCAATCCGTCGAGCGTGATGTTGGCGTCCGGCACCGTCAGCACGCGCGTCGTGCCGGTAGTGAGCCCGGCCACGCTGAATCTCATCTGTTTGGTGTTATCCGCGGACCCCTCGACGATCGAGGTGGAATCGAGCACCGGCAGCGACCCGCCGCCGCCGCCCGAACAGGCTACCCAGTAGAGCGTGGCGCCCGCGCCCGTAGTGCCGAGACAACTTCCGGCCGCGGCCGGCGCCGGAGGCAACGTCAATGTGTACGAAGTAGTTATCGTGCCGGGCAGGGTGATGTCCACGGACTGCGAGATTGTCGGATTCAGGAACATTAAATTCGGCGGACCGCCGCTGCCGTAAATATCAACGTCGCCCACGGACAGCGAAAGCCAGCGATGTGTGAAGTCGCCCAAGTTTTTGGTGAAATCGCCATAAGGCAAAAAAGTGTACGGAGTCGCGCCCGCGATGGCGAATCCCCCGCTCCACAGGTATGTATTGCCTCCATTCGACACCGCTCCCACATCCACGTTGTTTGAAGAATCCCAGGTCAGGATGGTCTGATAACTGCCCGACGTGTCCTTGAACTGGATCGTGCGTCCGTTGGACAATTTCACGTCCGATCCGGACACGGTAATACCGGCGGTAAATGTTTTTGCGGCGATAATCGTCTGCACCGTATCGAGCGTAACGCAGTCGGAGCACGTAACCGCAGATCCGGGAGCGGACCAAGTGCCGTCCGCTTTCAAGAAATAACCGGCGGCGGCCGATCCGGCGGGGGGCGCCGGGACTCCACCTACGCTGCCTCCGGAGCCGGAATCTCCCACCATGACGGGCATTGTTATCCAAACTCCGCCGGCCGATAAAAATTCGCCGGCGGCGGCCGATCCGGCGGGGGGCGCCGGCACCGCGCCGCCCAAACCACCCGAACCGGAGTCCCCTTTCATAAGCGGCAAATCGGAGCCTACGGCGATCGACTGCACGCCGCTAAGAGCGTTGTTTTTGACGAGCCCGGTAGGCAGCTCACTCATGACTTGCGCATAAGGAACGCTCGCATCCGGAATTTGCACGATCACCTTGGCGTCAATATGCGCGGTCAAGTAGGCGTTCGGATCGGAGGCGTCCACCGACCCGAAGGTGTAGGGCGCAGGCAAACCGCCGCCGGATATCTGCACGTCGTAATATCCATTGGAAGCCCCGAAGAACCAATGTCCGTAACCGTCGGCCGTGAACGGGTTCGACAAGGGAGTTCCCAGACTGTCCGCGTAAATCGTGGCCAGCGCGCCGCCGCTGCCGGTAATATAGACCGTCACCGTGCAACCCGGATAGGATCTATACAACGGAGTAGCGGGGCTGCTTGTGTAACCCTGCACCAATATCTGCTGATTGCCCAGTTCACACCAACCTTGCGCCGTGCCTAGAGCCAACGCCGGAGCGGAACACGACGCCAAGAACGTCAAAAACGCGATCCATCGTTTCATACGGCAAATCTCCTTATTGCATTTTACATCTAGCTGGAACCTGTCAGAAGCCCATTGGTGAAATTCAGGGTGCCGTTGGTGACCCCATCCGACTTTCTGTAATTGATCGTCGCGGTAATCCCCGCGGCGTTGCGATCCTGCCATGTGCCGCCGCCGGTTGCGGTCAGCACCCGTCCCGCCGCGATATCGGCGGGTGTAGCTTGGGGCACCGATCCGTTCAAGGAAGTAAGCTGGATCGGGTACTTTCCGTTCGCCTGCACTTGTTTGGACACGAACGAGCTGACATCCATCAAGTCTTCCGCGTTCTTGCCGACTTTGCTCTTCAAACCTTCCAATGCCTCATCGGACTTGTCCTGCGCGTCGAATGCGAACGATGCGACCTTGCGCAGCTCGCGCTGGACCGCAAGCGGTATCGACGAATTGAGCGCTACCGGGGGACGTTTGGATTTAGCCATCAGATACGCGCCCCCGACGCACCGCCGCCACCACCGATGTCTCCAAACGGCTTCACTCTCTGGTATGGTCCGGCGCTGCCCCAGGACTTCACCAGGAATTCGATGTCCCGCTCGTAAAGCTGCAAGCCCGTGCCCGATGCGGTCAACTGCCAGTAGCGGCCTTTAAGAGGCGGGCAGACGAAGTACTGCTTGACTGGCGTGAACGCCGCGGGCAGATTGGCGATCGCAACCGAAGTGCCGCCGTCCACGATGGCGCTTACAACGCCGCCCTGCGTACCGGCGAACGCAATCCAGCTTTCGCGCGCGTGCAGGTATCCCGCTTGTCCAAGCGAGGTCGGTTGCGAGATCCAGTAGTTGGCCGGTTCGGGCTCGATCTCGTACACCCACTGGCTGTCGGGCCAGTAACGCCAAGGCACATCGTCCAGCGGGACAATCCTCATCAGATGCGCCTTGAAGGGAGCGAGCCAGGAATAAGGCAGTGTTTCCTCGCCGTTGTGGTTGATCGTTAGCGTCGGTCCGACGATGCCGCCTTCATACTGAATCTGTATCCGCTTGGCCTGCCCGTAGGTGTCCGCGTGCAACCGAATACCCTGCACGAACTTGTAGTGCGGCGTTCCTCCATCGGTCCAGTTGACGGCGAGCGCCCCGCCGTATTCCGGCTCGGCGTTGCCTATCCAGACTTCATCGCCCCAATCGTGACAGGGGACATCGTCAAGGGGCACCAGACGCAGCTCGTGTGCGTAAACGGGCGGGAAGTAGTAAGGCAGGACCTGTTCGCCGTTGTGGTTCACCGTGATCGTGATCGACGTAGCCTGATTGTCGTACTCGACCTTGAAGGTCTTCGCCCGCCCATAGGTGTCCATGTGGATCAGGACGCCGTTGACCCACTTGAAACCGGGAGTGAAGCCGGCCTGCCACGCTGTCGGCCGCGCGGTGATGTCCTCGGGCAGAGCGATGAAGCTAGGCTGCCACTCGTACAGGAAGATCGGACCCGTGCCGGCCAGCAGCGGCGTCACGTTGCGATGGATCACCGGCAGATCGGCGTACTCGGGCGGCGAGATCAAGTCGAGCACCGCCTGTGTGCGATTGGCGGACAGCGCCACCGCGGGCGTTGGCCCGGCGACCAGCAGATTGTCCCAGAGCACCTTCAGCGCTGGCGCGTTGGTGTTGGAGCCGGTCTCGTAATCGAGCACCAGATCGCCCCACTGCTTATTAATACGTGTGTCGCCTACGTCTTTAACGGGCGGCAGGACCACCCAAGAGATCACACCACCCGTGTCCGCAGTGGCCGTACTGTCCACCTGATGCAGGTTGCCGTCCGCTCCACCGACCATCAGCGTAGGATTCTGCACCCCCTTTTCCAGCACGAACACCGTCGCTCCGGGCGTGTACGCGTCCTTGCGCCAGCCCTTAGACAAAACCGAATACACCAACGCTTCGACGGCGCCGTTCGAGTTCCGATAGGTGGCGTAAACGAAACTCTCCGCGTACCCGATACGCAACAGATTGGGCAGCGCGTAGTTGGGCGGATAGATCGTCTGTCCTACCGCGTTGACCGGCACGCCGGGAATGCCGGATTGGCCGGACTGGCCTGCGTGGGGGAATAATGGATACAAACTGTCGGCGGTCAAATTCTCCGCCGCGGCTCCAAATCCGTAAGCGTACACTCCGTCCGGTCCCCAGTAGAAAAGCATCTTGCGAGCGACATCGAACGCCCATGCGCCGGCCAGACCTTCGATACCACTGAGCCGGTAAGCCGCGTATGGGTTCGCCGCCCCCGGTGTAGACTCTACACGATAAAGCGAAGACGACGTGAAGACGTAGTTGGACCCCTCGGCGTAGAAGCCGTTCAGCAGGGGTTCGCTGGGACTCGCTATTTCGAGATACCCCGCATCCGACGCTCCATCCGGGTTGTCGTTGTTCGAGAAGTACATCAGACCTGGGTTTAATGGATCGCCCACGCCGCAGATGCGGTTGTTCGCTTCGTCGAGCCAACAGCCGTAAAGCGGTTGGCCTTCGATGGTAGCTTCGGGGATCGAGAATGTAAGCACGCCGCCCGGCGGGGTCACATTCTCGGCCAGTTGAAGCACGGTCGCGCTCGACGGCGGAGCGAACAAACTGTAGGTGTTGCCGCCCAGGATGACCTCGGTGCCGCGTAGCCAGCGCGGGTTGAATTTGTCCCCGGATGCCCAAACGACCGATGTGCCAACCACCGCGGCAGTTCCCGTTCTTGGCATGTCGGTGACCGGCCAGGGCTGGTAACAAGTAACTTCCAGCGGATCGCCGATCTGCGCCGCCGCCTCCGTCACGTCGTCCTGATAAGTCGTAGCGCTCCCGCCTTGGGGGACCGATGCGACATAATGCCAGTCCGGATTCGTTCCACCTCTTCGCTCGAAATCCACGGTGTCTACTTGCGCATCCGGGCTGTTCGGGACCGTGAGCGAGATCGCCTGGCGGCGAAGTATCTCTCCATTGCGCGTCTCCGGGCTCACAGTGCTTCGGGCGCCCGTGAGCGAATTTCTGTATCGGTATCTCCATTGGATCGGCGGCGCCTGGTTGCCGGAGGAGTTGAAGTTGCAGTCCGGTCCGTATCCGCCTCCGGCCCACCAGCCGCCGAAGTAGAGGTTGACCACGCCTCCGCTCGTGAAGACCTGGATGCCGATCTTGGCGACGTTGGCGAGCGTTTTGCTTTGATCCGATCCGACACGGGTCAAATCGGACAGCTTGAACATGACCTCGGTCCAGCCAAGGGAACCCAGAATCAATTGCGCCGTCAGCGGCGGACTCGTCTGCAATTCTTCCGGCGCCGGGTAGCTCGGCGCGCCCGATCCAATCGCCGGTTCCTCGACGGACTCCAGTTGATTGGCGATCGCGTTCGAGAGCGCGTTTAGCTGGTCCTGCAAGGTAGTGGACCCGCCCACGTTGGACGCCTGGAAGTCGCCCTGGCGCATCACGTAGTAGTAGTAGTTCTGCGTGAAGTCGTTCGTGGAGGCGTCCACATCGAGCAGGATGTGAACCTCGGTAACCCACTCGGGATGATCGAAGGCCAGACTCAAGTGCATGTAGTCTTCGTTCTGAAGCGGACGGGCGACCGCCGATCCCGCGTAGGACAAATTGCCCACAAGCGGCGTCGCTTTGACGATTCCCGACATCGATCCGCCGCTCGTGGAAGGCGTGAACGTGAAGTTGATCGACTTGCCCGTAACGGGTGCGTTGGCAAGATGATTAGCGGCGGTCCACGCGCGGAAACACGGAATGCCGAGTATGCTCTGGCCGGGCAAGATCGTGGCGGCTCCGGTCGAGCACCGGAACGAGTAAGATCCATCCGGGCCGGCGGTGACGCTCAACACGCGCGCGTACGTGCCATTTGGGGGCGTGGAAGTCGTGTTCAAACAGATCAGCGCATTGCGAACCAGACCCGGAAGCGGTACCGCCGGCACGATGGTGCATAGTCCGGTGGAGCCGGAGTCGTAAGCGATCGAGAGGACCGTTGTGCTGTAAGTGCCCGGTACGACCTGCTCGATCGTCACGATCTCGCTGTCGAGGGTGACCATACTGCCCTCGGCCATCCACGCAAATTCCTGTGAGCCATAGACGTACAGTGTGGGAGCGAACAAACCCATGCCGGTAGTGCCGGAATCGTAGAGCGAAGTAAGCAGCGACATGCCGGCGCCCGGTTGCGGCACGCGATTTACTTGAGTTGCCGCGCCGGCCGTGCCCCCAACGAGATCGATAGCCGTCCACGATGCGGCCAACGCGGCGTTGTCGAGCAAGTCGTACAACGGCTGCACCGATGCAACCGCCGGTTCTACAGTGGGCGCCGCGATGCCAATTCGCTGGGTCGAGTTGTCGGTCTTGTAGCGGCGCTGCTTGAGCGAGTCGTAGGCGTACAGCCAGGACTCCGGCGATTGAGCGGGCCGGTAGGGAACCAACGCTAAAGGATTCCCGCTGAATCCGGTGTCGAGTTGTCCGGTAGGGCTATACAGATTCGCGCCTGCGCCTACGAATCTGCTGAACTGGTTGGCGCCGGGTATGCTGTCGTTCAACCGGACGATCGAATGCACGGGCGCGCCGGCGCCAACGGCGGATAGAAGAGAGATCGCCGGCCTGAGCGCCAACGCACCGGATTGTAAGTCCGGTTGCAGGTTGAACAACAGCGGACATCTGCCGGCGGGCATCAAATCCGGTGGATGATGGATGTCCATCCCCGAGTACGCGAATTTGTTGGGGTCTCTCTGGTAAGACGCCATCTCAGACCACCAAGCGGTTCGCCTGCAATTCGGACTTCTGCGCCGGTTGTTCGAGCTGCCCGCGATAGAAGGCTACCGCGCTCAAGCGGGCGTTCTGGAGTTTAGCGATGGAGATCATGTTCCGATACAACCCCGTTGTCTGATCGAATTCCGCGCCGCCCATCTTGAAACAAGCCACATGTTGAGCGTAATCGAGCACAGGGCCGACTTGATCCCGGCCCACTTGCAAGAACCCGGTGGTGTCCACCGCCGCATTGGCGGACACCCACAGGCCGACACCATAAACCCCATCGGGAGTTTGTCCGATGCATGCCATATTGCGCCCGCACATGCCGACAAACGAGGGAGATCCGGAGGTGCGCTGCCAATCGGGTTGGAAAGCGTCCAGGTCGAACACCGATCCGATGCCGCAGCCGACATTGGCAATGTCGGCCAGGAGAACCGATGGCGTCAACGCGGCCAGTTCGACAAACTCGCCATACCGCCGTTCGCAGTACGCCGCCCGCGCATAATCTCTCGACGGCCCGTCGCTCGCCAGCATGTCCGCCAGCACGCCCCACTTGAGAGCCGGCGACAGATTGTCGGGAATCCCGAGCGCTACCGGGTTGAGCGGGTCGAGGTTCACCGTGGCGCCGCTCAATACAAGCAGGCTGTCGATCGCGCCTTCGTCGAGCGGCGGCGGGATCATCCGGATCGCCACCGGAGGCACGCCGTAAGTCGAGTACCCGTATGGCTGCGTGGGGTTCTGCGCCGCGCCGGGAACGTATGCCTGTTCCGACCATTCGTCCATACGGCCCATCGGGTAAGCTGGGTAGGACGGGTGTCCAGTTGGCGGCGGCAACGGCCGCCAAGCGGTCCTGCGCACATCCAGCGCGCCATCGGGCAACGACACCACTTCCGATGGCGGCGGCGGATTGGATACAAGCTGTCGCGTGACCGTACAGCCGGTGTCGCCAAGGAAACGGTTCAACCGATTCTGAAGCGCGACCTGTAGTTGTGCGATGGAGAACTGGCCCGTGCCGGACCAACCCGCCGATAGCGGCGGTTCGATCAACGCGGCGAGTACGTTGTTCGCAACCTCTACGTCGGTCGCCGTGTAAGCCACCGCGGAGCCGTTGGTAACACCGGCCAGTAACGGGAGATCGTAGAAACAGGTATCGAGTTGCGTCTGAAACGCGATCTTCTGTTTATACGCCCCCGTGAGCGCCTGGTGAAAACGCAGAGATTCGATCAGGCAGGCGTCCAGCTCGCCGGGCTGGCTCCAGTACACCAGCCCAGTGTCTTGCAACCGTGCGGCCAAAGCGGCTCGGGCCGCAGGGAAGGTAATGAACGCATAGCCCATTGCAGACCGGCCACCCGGTCACCCGGCCAACCGAACGATGTTAGACGATGCCGCCCTTGTTATAAGGGCTGCGAATCGGCGCGGTCTTCTTACTCACGCCCGGCCGGGTTGTGTTCGCTGCAACCGAGGGGTGCAGCTTGGGCTTGGCGACCAAGCCATGACCGCTGGCCGCCATCGGCGAACGGACGCCTCCGATCATGCCGGAGCCGCCCTTCTTGGTGATTCGAGACATTGTGAAATTCTCCTTTCAATCGATTGTACACTCTACACCGGCGCGAGGATGGAAGACAGATCGTGGCTCTGAAGGAACTCGCCTCCGAGCGGGAAGCTGAACCCGCCGTTGTACACGAACGGCTTCGGGCTCGGCATGATCTCGTCGTCTTCCTTGATGCACAAGATCAGACTCTTCTTGTACTCGCGCTCCATCTGATCGCAGTACCAGAGCCAGTTGGCGCTCTGGAGGTCCGGAAAACGCCCTACGTTCGCGGCGGCCCACTGGCCGGCGAACTGCTTCGCCTGAAAGGTCACCGTGTCGTCGAGCGCGTAGCTGACCTGCGGCAGCCCGGTCGTCATCGTCAGCAGCGGTCCTTTGGAGGCGTAGTTGGCCTGGTAGGTCGTCTCATCGACCGGGTTCGGGTACATCTCGTACACGGGCTGTCCCAAGCTGTTCCGCTGGTAGTAAGCCAAAATGTAGGCGTCGCCCTGGCCACCCCGTTGTGGGTCGATGCGGTTCAGTTCCTCCTGGTTGAAGTAAAGCTGTTTGCCCGTGATCGCGTACCCATCGAGCAGATTGGTGACGCTCATGTAGCGTGCGAACTGGCCGTCGGCGCCGGTCGAAGTCACGGGCAGAAACGGCGCCGCATAGTAGCACTTGAGAATTTGATAGGTGGCGTTCGTCTGGCTCGATTCACCGTATGGCCGGTCGATAGTGAGGTTGCCCGCGCCGTCCCAAGCGACGATGGTGTAACTGGGACCCGTTGGAGAACTCAGGCCGGTAGTGGATGTGCCAATCCGGATCTGATAGCCCACGCCCAACACCGGACTGGCCAGCGGCGGATTCCCGAACGCCACCGCGTTTAATGCAGCGGTAGCCGTCGCATCCATCACCACCGCCGTGCTGTTGAAGGTAGCGGTAGCCGCGCCGGCGAAGATCAGCTTAGGAACGAACAACTGGGCGTTCGAGATAACCTGCCACGACCATAACCTGTAGTCGTTGACCCGCTTCCAGGCGCGGTTGATAATCCGCATCGCCATCGGGTCCGGCAGCGACGCGATCTCGCCCTGCAACTCCTTGTAGAGCTGCTCGAAGCTCAGCATCGGATATGGATTGGGGTTCGGCATACATAGTCCGAGCGGGAGAGCGGAGACGTGATACCTCTGCGCCCTCCCGCCCTACTGGTTAGTACGGCCCGAACGCGATCAGACGGACTTTTTCGGTCGAGAGGTCGGCGCCCGCGACCACTTCGGAGCCGGTGAACAAGTAGTACCAGAGCAAGATCCACGTCGGATTAGGCAGACCGGACTGCTGTCCACCCGCTTGCATAGCCACCACGCCGTAAGTGCCCGTGGTGGAAGCTCCGACCATGAAGATGCCTTCCAACCCCGCTACCAGGCCAAAGTTGGCCGGTGTGATCGCCTGTCCGCCCGTAGGCGGCGTAGCCTCCGAGACCTGCGTGTAATTGCTTGGTCCGGCCCAGTCGATGATCGCGTAGGGCCGGTCGCCCCAACAGCCGTTGCGCGGGCTGTCCGCGAAAGGAGTGATCGCCATGACTTGTGATCCCCCTTCCTAGCCCGGATAATACTTGGGACCGGGTCCGCCCAGCATAACCGGCGAGATCGTGCTGTTGGCCGGAGCCGAAGCAAAAGCTTGACCCAACATCATCTTGATTTGGGCGAGAGTAAGCCCAGTCGTGCTCTGCGTCGGGTCGAGAGCGTAAATGCTGCCTCCCAAATAGTCGGCAAATACAAGATCGTCAACGGCCGGACTCGCCGTGTTGTTCGAGGCGGCGAACTTCACTTGCGCCACCCCGCTGATCTGGATGAACCAGTAGTTGCCCCTGGCGGTGTTGCAGAGCGCGATCCCGGCGATCTCTCCGGCCGCGTAATCCGGGGTCACATCCCAATTGCCGCTCAAAAGATTCGATGCCGAATCCTTCCAGAAGACCACTTGGCCTTGGACGGCCGCCGCGGCCGAGCTGGAGGCGTAGAAGTGGACGTACTGGTAGTCGCCCGCGTAGAGCTGCTGGCCGTTGGTGGTGTCGGACAGAGTGTTCGCCGTCCCCTCGCCGAGCGTGAGAATGCCGCCAAGCTGCCCCGTGTAGGGCTGCACGATGGAACCCGAAACCTGCGAAGTGGAGACGAGCACTCCGGGCGCGGGATCGCCCGCGTAGGATGCGGTGTTGAGATACCGCTGCGTGATAATCGGAGATTGATTGTTTCCGTGGATTCCTGCCATGTGAGTGTCCTCCTCCTTAGCTGGTCCACCCGTAGCCCTGAACGCTGGTCCAGGGGGCGGTGTCCTCGGCGTTGACCGCGGCCTTCAGTTGGCTCGCGACGCGGGTGTTGTCGGGCGCCCGGATGAAGTCGGTCGGCATGAAGCCGAACTCCGACGAAGCGCTCAACCGGAACGCGATGCGTCCCATGTTGAACATGCAGCCGACCTCGCCAACAGTACAGGTGGCCGACAGCGGGAAGTTCGAGCTGGTCGCGGCGCCGGTAACCACCGTGCCGGTCAAGTTGCTGCCGCCCGGATTGGTGGTCTTGCCGAATGCGCTAAAGCTGGACGGGAAGTAGTCGTCGATCATCACGATCAGGTTCTTGAAGCGGAACCCCATCGCGCCGAAGAACGGGTCGCGCACTCCAGCGCCCTCTTGACCGAAGCGCTGCTGCTGCTGGATGCGGTTCTCGACGAAGTTGTTGAGCGGCTTGTTCATCGTGAACAGGTCGGGCTCGTCCTGGCCGCGCTTGGCCAGAATGTACATCGCGTTGATCTGCGCGTACTGGATCGTGCCGGCCGCGGCGGTGGAACCCGATTTGGCCTGTCCGCCCCAGTAGGTGTTGCCGTTGAGCGCCGCGCCGATCGCGCCGTTGCGAGTGGCGGTCCCGTAGGTGGTGTAGATGCCGCCGTCATACGACGGATCGACGCCGTTGTTCAGGAATTCCGGCCAGCCGTTCATGTTGATGGTCCGGGGCGCTACCTGGCCGTTCTGCTGGAGGTCCAGCGCCATGATGGTGCTCATGGTCAGATAGGCGTTCGCCATGTCGGTTTCGAGCAGCGAGAAGACCGCCAGGTCTCCCGTGTTGAGGACGGAGATGTCCTCCAGGTACTCGATAATCATGACCACGTAGTACTTGGGGTCGAAGACGTTCGAGCTGATTGTCAGCGGCTTGGTGAGATTGAAGCCGCCTACGCCCTTGGCGTATGCGCCGCCGATGAGAGGCGCATAGAGTTGAAGGTTGCGCATGAAAGCGCCGCCCTCGAATGGGACGAGACACTTGCTGCGAAGGTGAGCCTGGAAGACCGAGGACAGGAAAAACTCGTCTTCGATCGCGTCCTGGTTCACTTCCGGCAATGTGCATTCGTTGATAGGGTCCAGAAGTGGATCGGCCACTGCTAACCTCCTTCCTTACTGGAGAAAACTGCTCTCGTGTTTGACATAATCAGGATGCCTTACGGGTGCCCCACTTGCCTTCTTGGGTCTCTTTGATATAGCGCGCGGCGGCGCGCTGTGCCCCAGTGGGTCCGCGGTCGCCCGCCTGTCGAACGTGCTGTCCGGGTTCGACCTTCAGCGTGGGCACGCCGTCTCCAACCGGCGCGGCCGGCTTGTTCGGGTCCATCTCGAAAGTGCGGAACTTGGTCTTGAACGCGGGACTGATGCCCGGACCACTTCCCAAGTCGGCTTGCGTGGGTGTCACCACTTCCAGCGCCGCTTTGCTGCGCTTGTCCGCCTCCGCCGCCTCGCGTTCCTTCTCCCAATCGGACTTCAGCCGCTCGTCCCGCTTCTTCATACGCAGGCCGTCGTTGCCGCCGATGGAGAACTTGTCCTCCCAGGCTTGCTTCAGCGATTTGTTGTTGTCGCGCGCGTCCCTCAGGATCGCCGCGGCTTCGTCGTCGGACAGATCCTTGCCGGTCAACTCCCGGTGTTCGCGCTCGATCGCGCCCCACACGCGGGGCATCACGGCCATGGCGCCGATCTCGGGGATCATCGCGCCGGCGAACTTCTTCTCCATCCGGGTTTCGGCCTCGGCGACCGCCGCCTTGATGCGGGAGTCCACGTCTTCGGTCGTATCGACCGGCTTGCCTTTCTTCGAGGTCTCGATCAAGTCGCTCATGCCGGGAAGGTCTTCGTCGGTCAACTGGTACTTCTCTTGCAGGAGCTTCATCAGTTCGCGCGCTTTGGCGGTGCCGATACGGTGGCCCGCCAGTTCTTTGAGGATGTTGGTCTTCTCCGTCTCGGCCGCTTCGAGCGCCTTACGCAGCGTGTCGAGCTGGCCGGTCTGTCCCTCGAACTGCTTGCGCTGGTCCGCCAACTCCTGCGTCTTGCGCGTGTAGTCGGCGTTGCGCATGAATCCGGCCACGAACTTGGCCGCCAGAGCGTCGTTCGCGCCGAGCTTGGCGCGCATGGCGTCGGCGAACTCCTTGTCGCCTTCGCTGGCTTCGACGATGCACTGTTCCAAAAGCTGTTTGTCCACTGCCATGTTGTTTTCCTTTCAGTCCGCCGCATTGATGCAACGGGTTGCTGAACGACTTACAGACTGCCAATCGAACCCGGCCCGGTCAAGTTTGTCCGCGGCGCCTTGTCAATCCACCGCCTGTCACGCGGTCGTATTGGGCGCCGGGGGCTCGGCCGTGCCCGGACTCGACACGATCTGCCTTTGTGCGCTACGGATGGATTCCGAAGCGGTACGGAGGGACTTGGTGGCCGTTGGATAGGATTGTCCCATCTCCAGCAGCGCCGCCTCCATCGCGCGTAACGCCTGAACGTCCTTGCTCAGCTTCGCGTCCGCAGAGGACCGTTGCTGGTCCGGTTGCGGTCCACCGCCAGATTGGTCCGGGGAACCCGATCCGGGCACGCGGCCCGACATTTCATCGCCGCCTTGGGGCGACGGCGGGTTCATTCCGGCCAGCATCGAGGGGGACGCCGACGCGGGCGAGTTGACTTCAGGCATCGAAAACCCCTTCCGTTACGTTCTACAAAGGGCTACAGGTTACAGTTACAGGTTTAAGGCCGGCCCCCGCAAGAGTCGAATCGAACGAGGGCCGGCCCCCGCAAGAGTCGAATCGAACAGGGGACGGCGCCCCTCGCAAGAGTCGAATCGAACGAGGGCCGGCCCCGAAGTTACCGCTTCTTGCCGCGCTTTTTGCCGCGGTGACCGCCGCGCCGTTCGATCGGCCCGAAAAGGTTCTCCATGGTGTTGCTCCTTTCTCCGACCACCAGGACCGATCTCTCGTCCCGGCTATCGGTACTCAGAACGAACGCACTGCGCATTAGAGCCTGCCTCCGGAAACACAAAAGGCAGGTCACCCGGCTGATTGAGTGACCTGCCTTTCGCTAAATCCACCCGAGGAGGATGAATCGCGCTCCGGGGACGTTCCCTGCCGCGATGAACGCCCTTCAGCAAACAGTATGAGGGCAGAAGGTAGAATCTGTCAAGTGACGACCGATGTAGAGTCTACACCTCAGACGGTTTCTCACCCCGCCGGAACGCCGCCGCATCGGACACATTGTAGCACCGAAAAGTACTAAATCAAACCTCGGGCGGTTTCGCTTCTCTGCTGCTGGCCCACTTGAGGTCCATCGCGCGGCCGTTGGAGAAGTTCACGGTCAGGTTGCCGGTGCGCCCCAAGCGGTGAATCGTCTCCAGCACCTCCGCCATCGACGAAGCCGGCAGACGAACTTCCACTTGCAGCTTGGCGGATGGTACGGCGCCCGTCAAAGCGGAGAGCGAGCTTCCGTTGAAGGTTCCCTTACCGGGACTTGGAACGCGGCCGTTTTCGTTTTCCGGCACCGGCACGCTCCTTGCGACGCTCCGACATCATAATCGCGATCGCCTGCTTGCGCGACTTCACCTTGGGGCCATGCTTGGAGCCCGAGCGCAATTGCCCGTGCTTGAACTCGTGCATGACCGCGCTGGATGGCACAGTTAGAACTTCCCCTGCACCAGCAGCGTAGCCAGAATCCAGCAGGACACGCCGAGCCAGACCAGGCGCCATCGCCAGGTCCAGGGTTCTACCGCCGGCCCCATGACAGAACCGATCAGCGTGAGCACGAAAGCGAATACCAACAGGATCGTAGGAAGCATACCCTCTCCTTAACTGTGCGTCGATGTTCTCACCGTACTGGTCGCACCGCCCGCTTTGTTTTCCATCACGGGCGGTTGCGCAAACGTCTGCGGCCGTCCTCGTTGTCCGCCTTTGCCACCGCCCTTGCCGCCGCCGCCGCCCATCGCTTGAGCGATACGGGCCTGGATCTCCAATTGCACGGTCCAGCGCTCGATCTCGTTGCGGGCTTCACGCAACTCGCCCGTCTCGGGATCTTTGAACATGCAGGGGCCGAAGTTCTTCACGTCGAACAGATCGGCCTGAGTCCACCACGAAAGCGGGAACCCGACCTTCATCAACTGGAGCATGAACAGCTTCCGGGTCGCGCTGTTGAACTCGTGCAACGAATAAGGCGTGACGGAGAATGTGAAGTTGCCCTTATGCCAGCGGGCGCGCTCGAACTGCTCTACAGCCAGAGAAGGCATTCTAGAATCTGGTGCGTCCGGGCTGTAGTTCCAGGAGCCGTCCGGTCCTTCCGCCATCGGCAGCAGCTTCTTCTTGTCGTTGGGGTCCTCGGCCATTGGAATCAATGTGCCCGGCTCGAAATCGAAGTCTTCTTCCGCTACCCCGTCCGGACCCAACATCTGCATTCGCCGTTTGGCGGTAGCGAACTGGAACCAGTCGCTCTTCCACATCTCGCCGGCGAGCCGGATGCCTTCTTCCATGTTGCGCGACTGGTCCTTCACCAGCGGTCCCATCGCTTCCAACAGTTTCTCGGTCGAGTCGCCCGATGGTAACTGGCGCGCCCGCGCCATCGCCGATACGTCGGCTACGCCCATTTGCTCTTTCAAGATAGCCGGCAGAATCTTGGACACCGTTTCGATAATCCCCGTGTCCACCTGATACCATTCGTGCGGCAGCATGGGGACGAACTGGTTGGACGCATTCGTGAGCCCCATGTCCAAACCGACGCGCAAGCCTGGAATGCGCGGGTTCGTCGTTTGCAGCATCGCGACCGCGCTGGAGCCGCGGTCGTAGAACGCGCTCGGGTTCAGGCTCAAGTTCATCTTGTCGCCGACGCCGCGCCACAGCTCGATCATCAGCTTTTCGAGCGATTGTCCGTAGCGGGTCACCGGGAACCCGAGGAAGTTCCAGGCCCAGTCGTCCGCTCGAAATTGAATCGCCGGAACCTTGCCGTCCCAACGGTACGACGATTGATGCTCCGGCGCCGGGTTGATAATGCAGGAGTCCGTCGCGATCACCAGTCTGCGATTGGGGTAGATCAGGCAGTCTTCGCGCCGGGCCGTGCGAACTTCTTGACGGCCGCCGGATAAGAGTCTTCCCGTGGCGACTTGCTGGCCCACGAAGGGAACCGTGTAAGACCAACTGGTGCCCCACTGGCCGTCCGGACCACATATCTGCAAGGGATGCCCGGTTTCGTTCACCGAGTCGTCGTCCACGTACATGTAGTACACGTCTACCGTGTCCCACGTCGATGCCTCTTCGGGTTGGCGGGCGCCTTGGCCGAAGCGCTTCAGAACCGCGCTAGCGAACTTGACCGCCTGCGCGATCACCATGCCTTTGCCGGCGCCGGTTACCCGGTTGGCCTTGATGTTGTCCCGCTGCAAGGGGAACATCCGCCAGACCTGATGAATGGGCACCTTCTTACGAAGAGCGACCGTGTAGGCTCCTTGCAGGCTCAGATTGGGAGGCAAACCCAGTGGCAGAACATCGAGCGGTCCATAGGCGTCCCAGACGATGTCGCCTTTGCCGCGGTGGTAGTAGTTCGGGTCGTACCTGGGTCCGATGTAACCCGTGCCGCCCGCGCAGGCCCACTGCCACGCCTTGCGGAGCTGGCGATCCGCGAAGGTCATGTTCTGCCAGGCGATGAAGCCCTTGTTCAAGATCGCGTTCTGCTCGCGGTACTGCTCTGCTTCGGACTTGAACGAAGGGATGATGCGCAAGTTGGTCTGCGCCGCCACGATCTCGCGCGTGTTGCGCATCGTGGCTTCGGTGCGCACATCCGATAGAGATTGGGTGCCGGTCACCAAGTAGTCGCCGTTGACCATGTCGATGCCGTCCGAGATGTACTTGTAGGCCGGCTGGAGGCGTAGATAGCTGCGGGCATCGGATAAAACCTGCTGCGACCAGGCGAAGAGTTCGTCGGGCGAACAGGGAGTCCACTCTTGACGGCCGCGGTCAAGCTCGAACGGCGCCGGACAAAGGTAGGCCGTGTCGATTGGGGAGTGGCCGGGGTGACGATTCATCGGCGAGTCATCTCAGACCCATCATAACTCGATATAGTTCTGCAACGGAACGGTTTCGTCGGGAATGCCCGCCCACAACTTGACGTTTTGAACGTAAGCGGACGTGTTGTTGTTATCCGATGCGGGCGCCCAGGCGGATATCAGTCGGGCGAGAGACTGACCTTCGGCGATACGCAAGGCTACACAGTGGGCCGCGCCGGCCACACCCTGCGCGCGAGAGACGGGTCGCCAGAAACCATTCTCGATTACCGGGCGCGTCAACCACGGCGCGTCTCGCAGATTACCGGGATTATAACAATCGGCGGGCATCCCTTCCTGACGGAAGACGGCGTTGGTAATGCGTTGGATCAAGTCGTTCATAGAGTCTCCGTCTCCTTGCGAGTTTGCGGACGTTGAAGTCGTCCGGCAGGACGTTCCACTCGGGGTCGGGGAAGTCCAGACCGGGCGTGGCGGTGCCGGTGTCGGATCGGTCTACCGCGCCCGCGTCGCCTTCCATCCGGTGTCCTCCGCGCAAAAGTCTTGAATGTTGCCCTGGTTGAACTCCATCAACTGACTGTGAAAGTGCGCGTCCAACGGTTTACCATAACGCATATCGGTCTTCCGGTCGCTTCTCGCGCGCACCATCCGGGCCAGGGATACCAGCAGCGGCGAATGTCTGATCCGCGCGTCCACATGGTCGCGCATCGCCTTGCGGCGCGAGTTCCAGTAGAACCTGTGCATCTCGCGGTGATCGCGCATCTTCGAGGTCTCGTACTCGTTGGCGGTCTTAACGAAACGGTTGTACTCCGCCATGTTGGTCAGCTCGATCCGCTTCATGCCCGCTTCGGTCGGCTCGTTATTACGGCCGGGCACGTAGTAGCGCTCCTGACCGCGAGCGAGTTCGCCGACACGTTCGTAAACCACCAGCGGCTCGAACCCGCGGGCGTTACGCACGCCATAGCGGGGAACTTCCAGCAGACTGCACTGCGTCATCGTGCCCGTGCAGATACTCATGGTGGGCGCGAGTTCGAGTTCTACTTCTTCGTATTCGATCGTCTGCGTGCCGTCCGCGTTGTCGATCTTGCGCTCGACCTGTCGCTTTTCGATCTCCGGCTCGGACAGGAGCACGCCCTCGCAGGCGCGGGTCATCCCTTCGTGGATGTTACGGGGGTGTAAGAACTGGTCCTCTACACGTCCGCAGCAGGGGCACTTGAAAGCGATCATGGGCATGTCAGAATCTCCGCCTGCTTCTTCCCCCGCTCTTGGTCGATCCGGCCGCTATCTGCATCTCGCGATACTTTCCCCTGATTTTGTCGTGAAAGTACGTACCCGGACTGCTCACTTGGAAGAGCGTGTCCGCGGTGGTCTGGGGGACGTTCAGGTAGCGATGCACCGCGCCGTTGACAAACTGGATCGAAAGCGATTGCGTGCCGGGGTCGTAATCCGCCCCGGAGAGATGGCGGGACTGCAACGCTCGAAAGGCCATAAACAAACAATCCCCGGAGCCCACAAAGCGGATCGATCTCCGTCGCTCCCCCAAGTAAACAGGGATCGATTGGCGCCGAAACGGACTCCGGGGAAGCCTTTAGGCGGCGGTCTTCTGCGCCGCCGCCGTCTGCGCGGACTGAGCGGCCGCGTGCTGCTTCACGGTCTGCACGGTCG